AAGGGCATTGTTATAAGCCTTGGTTTCTTTAATAGTTTGTCCAGCAGCTTCTTTTTGAAAAGCATAACCAAAAGCAGCTTGTTTGTTTTTTTCAGCGTTGGCGTTTCTTTTTGAACGCAAATTTTCCATAACTTTATTAGCAGAGTCTTTAATTCTTGTGCCAATATCTTGAGCAGTCTGAGCAATAGGCTTAAATCTTCCCGCTTCCATTTCAGTAGTAACACCTGGCAATGGTTTTAATGCTGTTTCACCGCCTCGACCTGCTTTTTCTTCTGCTTTACCCGCAATAGCAGATCTTTGCTCAGCAGCAGTCATTTCTTGACCAGTTTGTTTAGCAATTTGACCCGCTTGTTTTTCAGTGGCAGATCGCAATGATTCAGCTAATTCTCTTGAAGTTTTGCCTAAAGAAAGTCTTTCAGCAAGGGTTTTTCCCAAGCCATATAATGCTTTACCGCTTTCATAAACCGCTTTACCGCCTCCAACAACAGCAGGAGCAATTTCACCAGCAGTGATATAGCCTTTTACAGCAGGATTAGGAGGTGGTGGCAAGCCTACTTTAGTTAACATTTCCCTAATGTTTTCAGTAGTTGGAGCTATTGTTTCGTGACCTTTTAATGCGCCCTGACCTTTTGCTCCTACTTCAGGTCCACCAGGCAACATGGTTTCAATATCACCTCCCATGCCAGGAAGACTGGTAGCTAAACCATAAACAAAACCTTCTGCTTTTTCTGGAAAAGTCGCTTGAGTGGGTGCAGAATCTTCTGCTGCAACTCCGCCAAATTTAGATCCAGTATTTGATGAAGGTTCATCAAGAGGAGTTCCACCAAATTTACTCATTATGGTTTTTTATACCTTTTACCATCTTCAATATAAATTGCGCCAGAAGGCAAAGCATCGTATTGCTCTTGTGTTGTAACTGTTTGTGTAGCAGTAGGAGTAGCTTGTCCACCATAAGGTGTATAAGCGTGTTCCGCAGACTTTTCTTTAATGTCTTTTTGACTCATTCCTAAATCTTGCAAATTGTTATACAACTGCCTTCTTCTTCCTTCTAACAATGCTTTATAAGTTTCAGGTCTATAGTTTGTAGGATCAAGAACTGGACCAGCTTGTTTCATCATTTGTACAGTTAAACGACCACCTCCCAAAGCTGCTCTTTCAATTGCATACGATTCGAGCAAAGCACTTTTAAGGAATAATGTAGTTTTGTCTGTGCCAGTTAAATTTTCATTTACCGCAGCTTCAAAATCTTTTTTACCTAAAGATGCAATTTTTTCTAATATTGGTGCTACTTTTGCTTTTAATCCCGCCTGAACTTCAGGATCATTTAATTGAGTTTCTAAATCATTGATGCCACGAATACCTTGAATTGCTGGCAATATGTCTTTTGTAAACGCTTTACCAGAAACGCTGTGTTTAGCAGCCAATTCTTTCATTTTTAAAATCATGTCTGAATTGCGCTTTGCAACATCAGCAGCAACATCAAGCCGACCTGATTCAATCAAAGACTTAATTACACCTGGATTGTTAGCTGTGACTTCAGCAGCTAATAGCAATCTTGCTTCTTTGTCAGTAACGCTTAACTTTTGCAATTGCTCCAAGTCTTTTAATAACTTATCGTTAATTGTCTTAATACGAGTTGTTTCTTTGTCAAATATAGCTTGCTCTTTAGTAAACAAGTCTTTACGACCTGATTGCCAGCCTTTGAGCATACCGCCCATAGCGTTTAAAGCGTTCATTGAGGACAATTTACCGCTACCACCTAATGCCACACCCATCGTAGCTATCACGCTGAACAAAGCACCCAGATCCATAGCGTTATCTTGAGTAGGTTCAAATTTAGGTTGTTCTTCTACTGATTTTTTGTATGCTTCGTAATCAGATTTATTTTTAGAAGATATTTCTTCTAAAGCCTTACGATCTTCTTTTGCTTTAGTAGAAGTTTTCAATGCCTCAGACTGAATCTTTGCTTCAGAAGCCTTTTCTTTAGCAGCCTGTTCTGTTTTTAAAAACGGAAACTGCCTAAAATCAGCACCAATGGCTTCTTTTAGTTGTGGGCTTTGTTCTTGTTCAATCTCAGCCATTATGAAGTCCTCTGAGTTTGCAATGCGGGTGCAGCAGGAATGTAACCAGATCCACCAGCAGCAATACTAGCCAATTGAGCATAAAAATTGTTGGTAGTAGTTTGTAATTGTTGATCCAATTGCAATCCAGATTTAATAGCGCCCAAAGTAATGTTGTCACCAATCTGCATGATCTGCAAGCCATATTTGTACTGGTTATCAATCAATGACTGATACAGATTAGCGATTTGATTAGAGGCTTGTTGTGAACCTACACCACCACGATTAGCAATACCTTGATTAACCTGGGCTTTTGCAGCATCTAATGCTTGTTGGCTTGCAGCACTTAATGTGCCTTGTTGCGCTTGAGCCACTAATTGCTGACCTTGTTGGGTATATGGCTGTGCAATAGCTTTTTGTTCGTCAGTAGCAGCTTGTGTTTGTGCGCCAGCTTTACGAGCTTGACTTGCACCAAAAGCACCTAATCCCGCAGTTAAACCTAAACGGGACAATGTATTAACGCCTTTTTCGCTAGTTAAATATTCTTTCAATTTATCTAAAGTGCCTGGTTTATCTGTAGGAGCAGCTTGTTGATCTGGGCTTACTACTCCAGGAGCTACAGGTGATGGTGCAGAAGTAACCGTTGGAAAAGCTGGACCTGCTTGTTGCATTGAAGTTTGACCTGCAACATACGGAGTGGTTTGACCATATTGATTCAATATGTCAGCCGATTGATAATTACCAGATGGACCAACGGGAGCATAAGCATCACCGCCTGGTGTGTAAGATGGCGATACTTGTACAGGTACACCAGTATCGGCTTGCGTTGGAGTAAATTGACCTTGTTGATTAACAACATCATAAGTTGGAGAAGCGGGTTCTGGAGGGCTGAAATCATAAGAGCCTGAATCTTCATACTCAGGAAGTCCAGTATCAGGGTTAACACTACCAGATCCACCCCGTCTTTTAAGAAGGGCAGCTTCTTTAGGGGTAATGTGGGCAAGCATAGTATCTTTGCCACGACCTTTAGCCCGTAGCATTTCAGCCAATGCTGGCAAATCCATTCCCAATGCTTTAGATAAAGCCATGATTAACTCCCTGTTTCGTCTTTTGTTCTAAGTGATGCAAGATTCCATACAGGTGCGGTTGTTTTCTCGCCACCTCCAGGGGATTCAATTGGTGAGCCTGGATCACCTACTCGTAATGCTTGTCCTAATGCAGAGCTACCAGGAGTTGTTCCAGGTTGACCTGTAGTTGTTACCGTTCCCGATTGTGGGCTTGAACCACTAATTCCAGTAGATCCAATTTGAGATGATGTTGATTGAGGTGAAAATAAATTTGACACATTTTGACCAATAAATGCTCCGCCTACACTTTTAGCAATTTGATCTGATTCGCTTAATCTTTCACCTGCTGGAGCGCCAAACAATGCTTGAGTAGCGCCACCCGTAACACCACCAATTTCACCTTGTTTTAAAGATTGATTTAAGTTTGATCCAGACAATTCTGCTTTAGTAAATCCTTGAGTAGCTCCACTAGCAGTAGCTCCAGCCACAGGAGATCCTGTAGCACCACCAACCGCACCGCCTACTTCTGCTCCTACTGCGCCAGTAGCCGCTCCTACACCCGCAGCCTCTAATATTTTTATTGGATCACCTGATTTTTGAGCTTCAGACAAAGCTCCAGAAGCAGCTCCCACAGTAGCAGCTCCCACAGTGGTTAATGTAGCAACGCTATATCCAGCAGCCACCGCTTCAATTGCATCTGAATAGCCTAGAATTGCAGCACCCATCTCAGGACCAGCCACAACGGATGCAGCTACGGCAACAACGGTCAAAATTACTGGAGCAGCGTCACCCATTATAGTTTTCCTTCCTTCATCAATTCCTCTGTTAATTTTCCAGCAGTAATTCCATTTGCCAATAATTGATAATCAATTCCCTCTCCTTTAGGAGCTTGATCTGGTGTCAAAATACCGCTTTTTATAGCAATTTCAATAGCCATTGGATACATTTCTGGTTTTTGCACCGCTTGTCTAGCGTATTTTGCAGCCATAATAATCTTTTGTGGGTCTGCACCTGATGTTTTAATAATCTTCAGCAAACGATCTTTTACTTGTTGAATTTCAGGGCTTGACTTAGGCTGTCCTTTATTAGCAACCAATTCCATCACATCCTGATTTATAGGCTGTGTAGCTAAAGCTGGATTTTCCATTTTTTTTGGGGAGGGGGAAGCGTTATCCATATTTGCCTATGAAAGGTTAAGGGCATCAGCAATTTGCTGATGAATGTACAAGTGGGAAGCTATCCAATCGTAGAAATCATTTTCATTATTAAAGTCCACATCCAACATATTGAACGGGTTATTTAATCCTAATAACGATGAAAAAGCCTGATGTTCGACCTGATGAACCAATAACCAATCATCTAAATTGTCTGTATCAGCATCCGTTATAGGAAAAATAGGCACTGAAATGCCCTTATCCATAAAAGTATCCTGAAATAACTTGTGTTGAGTGCCATTTTCAAACAAAAACTCTCCTAGCGAATCTTTATCGCCATATTTCACAATGGAAAGGGTCTCGAAATTCACTTGTCAGCCTTTGTATCGAGCTTATCAAAGATTCTAGCTAACATTCCCTTGATCTCCGCAATATCAATACGGTAATCATCCTTCATTACATAGCTTTTTTCAATCTCCTTGACATCATCACGAAGATCTCGCACAGCATCCCATAAGACCTTGAGAACCCATCCTGCTAGCGTTCCCGCTAGGGTAGCAACAATATTAAACAAGAATTGACTGTCCATTAGTTAGACCGAGTAGTAAGGGATTTTGACATTAACACCATTTAAGTTAATGATTAAATAGTTAGCGGGAATTAGCATCATGGTTGCAGAGCTAAATGTAGCGTTTGCAGCTATGTTTGAAGTGTGATTAACAATAGTGACATTGATCGTACCGCTAGGAATGGTCACATTGGCTAAAGCAAGGTTTCCAAGGCTTGTAGCTGTGTTACCTAAACCAACGGTAGTGTTACCAAGGGTAATGTTGCCACCCGTAATAGCTGTGTTAGCAATAGCAATTGCCACATTTGATGCTGTGGTTACTCTGCCTTTGGCATCAACAGTAACTTGTGCAACAGTGGTCGCATTGCCGTAAACACCCGCAGATACACCGCTAGTGTTTAAAGTAGGATTAGGGTAAGTACCAGTAAGATCGCCACCCGCAGCGCCACCAGGAGAAGTTCCCGTAATAATTACATTGGCTGCTGTTGTTATTTGACCTTGAGCATTAACAACTACTTGAGAAACTGCCGTAGCATTACCATAAGTGCCAGCCGTAACAGTCGTATTGGCAAGCGATACTGTGCCATTACCAGTAATTGGGCTTGGACTTACATTGATACCAGTACCAGCGTTAATCTGGGTTACTGTACCGTTAGTAGTACTACCACCTATGTTTACGGTCTTTAACATGATCTACAAACCGTCTCCAGGTGTGATGTACACAACGGCATTAGCCGTACTTGTTCCAGTAAAGTAAGCATTGGGAGCAAAGGTTAGAATCTCATCTGTACCCGCTAACAATGGAAAGGCTGTACCGCTAGTAGTTACATTGGCTGAAGCAGTATTGGCAGTTGCAGCATCATTGCCATAACCCAAAAATACTAGCGTTGAGCCAGCGTTAATAATCCGATACTGATTGCCACCTAAAGTAGTAGATGACACTTGTACAGGTGTGGGCGCAGTAACGCCAGCCGTAAAAGTAACGGTGTTGCCAGTTTTGCAGAAGGCGTTAATTCCCATTACACACCTACCTTGGCTTGTAACTCTGCAATAGTAGCGAATTGCGCATCTACTTTAGCGTTAAGTTCTTGAATAGCGGCAGTTAATGTGGCTACTAAAAAGCTAGTGTCTATACCTTGATAGACTGGATTACCTTCAGCATCTACTGCGTCTTTTTCACCAGTAACGCAATCAGGTACAACGGCTTGAAGTTCGTGAGCGATAAAACCTTGACCATCAGAACCATCGGATTTCCAGTTATAGGTAACAGGCTTAAGTTGTTGAACTACATTCAATGCATTTTGCATTGGTGTAATGTTTTCTTTTAAACGATAATCAGAAGATACGTTATAAGATGTTAAAGAACCACTTGTAGTTATTGAACCAACAAAACCATTGTTATTGTTAAACAATATTTGGTTACAACCAGTAGCACCAGCGGCGGCTTTATCGCAAACTAAAGCTGGATTACCAGCAGTTGCATTTCCATATAAATAAAGTCTTTCACTAGCTAATGTTGCAGTTGCACCAACCAACAAACTACCACTAGAGTTAATACGCATCCGTTCTGTTGGTGCGCTACTTTCTGCGGCATTGTTTGCTGTTGTGCCAAACGCTAATGCGTATCCACCTGATACCGTATCACGTATTGCTTGAATACGTGAGCCAAATGAATACCCAGCATTATTTCCAGTAAAATCCAACGTTGGTGTGTTTGCTCCAGCAGACAAACTTCCTTGAATAGAAATTGTAGTGGTTGTTGCGCTTGAAAATGTGTGTAAGCGTGTTTGTGGCGAAGTAGTACCAATACCTACATTCTGTGATGTATCTACAGTAATAGCTGTAGTGCCATTAGTAGAAATATTGACAGCTCCTCCAGAAGAAGCTATCACTACATTAGATGTGCCGTTAACAATAGAATTTGCGCTTACATTAGCTGTTCCGCTTGCAATGGTGACATTGGTTAAAGTTAAATTACCAAGCGTGGTAACAGTGTTTCCTAGACCAACGGTGGTATTTCCAATGGTTACGCCAGTATTAAAATTGGCATCTAGGTTACTTAAAGGTATGCTCGTTGTAGCATTACCAAAGACAAACGGAACTCCAGCCATTTAGAACCTCACTCTCAATTCATGTTCAAATTCAAATGTATTGACCACAAAACCTGCTGAGTTTGAAGTTTGTGTCAACCCTAAATATTTACCCCATTGTTGCGCATCTGATTTATACAGTTCATATCCTGTACCACCTATCCAAGATATTACAGTAGAACTGTTGTTAATCCAAGAGATGGTAGTGCCAGAAGTGTTATACCAAGTAATGTAATTTCCAAGCGTGTAAACAGGACTAGCGCCCGATTCAGAATCTACTGTGACATTTATTTCTACGCCTGAAGTGGTGGTAGCTTCAACCGCAAATTTAAGTGCTTGTTTAGTGCGAATTGGATCACCCATTGGCAACAAAGCAGTCTGAATACGGCTGGTAATAAATGATGCAGAATCGCTATATAGCTTGTACAAGTCACGACCTCTTGTGCCGTACATCGTAATAATCCCACTTACAGGTACAGAAGTGGTGTACTGAAGATCGTTACCTTGGCTTGTAATAAACCATTTTTTCTCAAAAAACACCACTTGAATGTAGCGATAGCTTTGAGTAAATACAGCATCGTAGTATCTAAAATTAAACGCAGCGCACAAAATGTTGTTTAAAAGCACTTGTCCAGCAGTAACTTCCTCGGTGGCAAAGTCAATATTAGGGAACATTCCGTCAAGCGAATCGGATATTTTGCTAGTTGTTGAACCTACTAGAGCATAAATACCGTAGTTATTCATAAACAACACAGATCTGAAGTAGGGAAAAATAGCATACGCCAATTTAGTCCCTACCGATGCGCTCACATTGGTATTAGTAAATAAAGTAGTACCGCTAGTAGTAACCCTAACATCCGAAAAGACATTGATGGAATCATCCCCAAAAATATACAAAAAGTTATTAGCAGAAAGAAGCTGCTGTATGTTGCCATGTAATGTACTGTCCGTTAGTGTTACAGATCCCGCAGAAACGCTTGTAAAGTCGCTATACGACCCCGCAGCACTGTAGTAGATAGTTCGCCCTTGGGCAATCCAAACTCGCCCTGAGAAACTCGCTATTCCTACATTTTGCTGAGTGTTAATGTTGGCTTTTAAAACAGCTCCCGATCCACCACCACCTGTAATGGTTGCCGTAATGTTGGCAGAGTTGGTATAGCCCGTACCGTTATTAGTCATAATGACCGAAGTAACGGTGTTTCCTGAAATAATCGGTGTTCCCGCAGCGCCTGTACCACCGCCACCTGAGATAGTTACCCCAATATTGGCTGCGTTGCTATAGCCTGATCCACCTGAAATTACATTGACATAGACCGTACCAGTAGCAAAAGTAGTGATTCCCGCTACCGCAGAAGCTCCTGATCCACCACCACCGCTAAAGGTGACGGTTAAATTAGCTCCATTGGTATAGCCAGAACCGCCATTTGATAAAGAAACAAAGCCTACAGTGTTGCCACCGCTAACTAAACTGGATGTAGCATTGGCTTGAGTACCGCCTGTCTGGTCATATCCAGATAAAACAACGGTAGGAGCAGTGGTATATGCTGATCCTGGATTCGTAATGCCAATTGAGCCTACTGAACCAATAGTGACCACATTGTTGCCATCCCAAGAAAAATATCCTTTGGCTGGATCAAGAATGAGCATCCTATCGTTGTACCACTGAGTAATATTGATTGGGTATTGATTAGAAACAACGGAGCTAGAAAAAGTACCCGCAGTAGCTACCGTACCCTTAACTTTAGTGGCAATGTTGTAATACTCAGCGCTACCATCGGTCAAAAAGGCTACTACATAGTCTGTAACATTAATATTGCAAGATGCCAGATAAACGACATCATTTGAAAAAGTAACGGCTACATTTGAAGCGTTGGTGACTGCCGAACTGTTGGGGGTAATTTTAATGTTACCAAAACCAATAGGCTGTGCGTTTTCTAGCCAAGAAAATTCAGATTCATCAATGGCAGTACGGTTAGCTTTAGTATTAAGCCCTTTAAATTGCTTAATGACCTGATACGATTTTTTTTGTTCGGCAGCAGCCATCTTTAGTAAGGACTACTGTAAACGCTAGGAATCCTACGAGTAAAGGTGCTGTTAATGACACTTGCGCCTTGCTTGCTGTATTCCTGCTTGTAAATTTCGGCTTCCCCGTAACTTTGCTCGTAATACTTAGCTAAATAAGCAGCGTAAAACTTAACCATTGTGCTGTACGGATCGTTAATGACATCCGTTACCGTTGGCGTGTTTAATGACAATGGATTAGGCAAGACTACGCAATCAATCTCAATTTGATAAATTTGATCGGGTACTGGTCCTAAATAGATTTGTCCTTGACCATAAATACTAAAGGCTAAAGGTCTGCCAATGTAGTTTTGCCAAAATCTTAATCGTGCATTGAAATCACTCCAAGCTAAGTAATCCA